GCCCATCAAGTGATCTACAGTGTAGTCCGCCTCAGCAACAGTCACCCCATCATCTTTGACAACGACCCCGGCGCGGGGGTCGATGATTCTTTTGGCGCTTGAGCCAACCCAGTAGGTGCTAGGGGCAACCGCGCCCATCGGCTCGTCAACCATCCCGACGGGTGCCCCGCAAAGGGAGACTTTTGTGTTCTTTCCTGCTTGTGCTGTACCCATATTATGCTCCTCTTGAGGGGGTTAGATTAGACTGCAGTCCAGCCGGTGCCGTCCGAGCCCAGGAATGATGCCGAAAACTCAATCTTGCCGTCAGGTGCCGCGCTGACTTCCACAGATGTCACGACACACTCAGCTTTATAGCCGCTGGTGCCGTCCCAGAGAAACTCAACCCAGACAATACCATCACCGTTGATGGCGTTCTCAATGATTGTTTGCCCCGCGTCCGCGCCGTCATAGTTGCCGTCAATACTGAAATCGACGTCCTTGAGCCCGAGAATACGGCTCACGGCGACGTCTGAGAAGTCGGTCGCGTCAAGCTCCGCCCGGCCCCGGTTTGCAGAGACGCTGTTCGCGCCGCCCACGTTGGTGTAACTTGCGTCAGTCGCGCTGACTCCGATGCTCGATTTAAATCCTGCGTTTGCTGTACCCATTTGAAACTCCTTTTGTTTATTCTATGATTTCTGCGATAATGTTTATGGACCATTCATGCCGGTCTTCGGCATCACGTCCTAGATAGATTGCGTCTGAGTTGACCATGCGAACGATGATCCATCCTGCAGGCTGGGCATTCTTAAGAAGCCCCCACACAGATTGAGTCAGATCCCGTCCCTCTTTAAATTTGAATTTCTCCGAGCGAACTCTAATCTGCGCGCTCTTGAATTTGTGTTGCTGAGGGTCCTGCCCGAAGAAAGAATTAGGGGCCTGGCCGCCCGTCGCCAGACAGAATACACCCTCATCGGGGCTGTCCGCGACCGGGCCTTTATAGACCCTCGCGCTTAAGGCGGGGTTTAAGATGTCAAACACCATTTCTTCAGGGGCGTTCATGATAATGCCTTGGCTAATTCCTCGGTGAATGTCTCCATAAACTCTGATTTATACTCATTCATCGCCTGTTCGAGGAACTTGGCGCCTCGACGCTCGGTGCGTTCGTGGACATCAGTGGCATAATCCGCTTTATATCCGATCTCAACACCATCACCGCTCATCTTAAAATAAACTGAGTCACGCAAGTTCCCGGATTGGACCGGGACCTTGGTGCTAGATAGTTCAATCACCTCCTTGGCTGCGCTTTTTAAGGCGCGTTGGATGGCTTTGTCAATATCAATGCCGTATCCGGCTAGATGCCTTCGGGTTTCCCCGAGGCCCTCAATCTTAAAAGCTGCTGTCATAGAACCGCCTTGTAGAAGGGTTGTCCGCCGCCCCCGATAGTCCTTGTCAGCGTCGCTTGCGTCGCGACCGCGACCTCTCCATCGGCGAATGTGATCCGGTCTGTCTTGTAAATAGGGGATTCAGAATAAATAATGTCACGAGCATCAAGAATAACACCGGATGCGTCGCGAATACGTTCACCATTGACCTCCAATCTGCATAGAATGCTTCTGGGGGCGCCCCACGACTCGTCGCCATAGTCATCGACGCCGGTGTGGGTTTCAATTGTAATCTCTGTAGTCATCGCCATTGCAAAGATGCCCATTATATCACCTTCGCGACGCGATATAGAGATACTACTTGCGCGAAGCTCGACGTCTGCGCCGAACCGAACGAAGTCGACGCGTCTCCGACCTTGATAGATTTGATGGTTGGATCCATGCCGCGTCGTGAATACGCAGCAACAACCGAGTCGATAATCGCCTGCTTAACGTCAGCTTGGAGGGGTTGACCCCCGGCATAGTCAATTTCATAGAGGAATTCAGCCTGATAATCATAAGGAATAATAGAGCGGCCCGCGCTCCAGGATGTGTGGGGCCAGGCGCCATCTTTGAACCGGATAAAGCCCACTTCGCCGTACTCAATTTCATAATCTTCAGCGTCTACAACGTCTCCGTCGATTCTGATTTCATTTATNCTTGAGATGGGGGCGTACTTCGTGACAATCANTCTCTTTTGACCCCCAGTCTGTGTGCTTTTCTCCGTGAAAGACAGCGTCTCTCCGAACTTTCTATTGGTTCGCCGCTCCAGTTGGGCGACGTAGACAGAGATTTGGCCCTCAATGTAGGCGTCGTCAGCGGTGCCCGTGATATTAAGCTGGGCTTTCACGTCTTCTTTGTCAACTAGAGCAGTCATTTAGTCCTCCTGGTGTCGCCAGCAGAAGTTTTCACCTTCTTTTGGGGACAGTTTACACGGTAAACCTTCAGCGGTGTAGCCATCACATGAGTCATCGAGGATTTCGACCTCACCTGACGCAGCAAGCCGGGCCGCATCCTTCTCAAGGATTTCCTTGATACAATTCTTCTTATTTCCTTTTAAGATCTTAATCTGTGTCATNATACCTCCTCAGCTTGAGACAAGTGTAAAGGCGCCCCCCAGCGCCCATTGATTANGNNNNGATGTCCGTGCTCAANACNGCNANGCGCTTAGGCGAGGTCACAANGCCATCATTATGTCCNACCANGCGGAACTCAGCCTCATCCTTAGCGAAGCGGCTATGCTCCGAGAAGTCGAGCTTAGCGTTCTGGAGGACACCCAGCGTGTAGGTCGAGAAATCACCGACGAAGACACGCGTCTCATCACCATCCGTATCACCGGAATCGTCGTAGGCGTTGCCCACGTCGCTGGCGACGCTCAGGCTATACCCGCCGAACTCTCCGTCGCGTACTTCAGGGAAGTAGACTCCGCCGCCGCTCATACGCTGGCGTCGAAGGAAGTTGCGATGGCGCATCGAGGTGAGGATACGGATATCCCCATCATTCACGTTGACATCATTGACCGCCTCAAGGCAGTCATCAATCTTAGCCAGGTACTCGGTGAGGCTGGTAGCCTGGCCAGCAGCGACAGTCAGCTCAAACTTGTTGCCAGCAGCGATACCCGCGAACAAGGTCTGGGGTCCACCAGCGAGGCCCTCAATCACGGCCTTCTGGAGCGCCTGAGCGTAGTCCTCAATCATCTTGTTGGCGATCCACTGGGCGCTCATGACGGGGTTCATAGCCAAGAAGTCNTTGGTCACACCAACGCGGCCAGCCAGCTTCTTTGCAACGAGCTGCTTCTGGGCTGCATCGTACTGCGACTCGGTGATGGTCGCCGACTCATTGGTGTAGCCGTAGGTGGACGACTCAGTTTCGGTCGGGATGTCCAGGGTTCGCGTGGTCATCGGCATAAAGCTGATGCCAAGCTGGTCGAGAATCATCTTCTTTCGCAAGAGCGCCACGATCTCTTGGTGAAGGGGCTGATTCAGGGTATTCTGCCCGCCGTCAGTGCCCACTGCAATGGGTGCGGCGCGCTCCAAGAAGCGCTTGGCGAAGCCTGCATCATCCGTGTAGCTGGTGAGGTCGTCCTGGATACGGCCGGTCTTTTGGACCGAGCGAAGCGCGGCCTCGACGTAGCCGGTGTAGGCGGTGCCTTTGCCGGGCTCATAATCAGTCCATTTCGAGGTACGATCCTCAGTCTGGACAGAAATACTTGCGATCTTGTCAGCGAGGCTAGTCTCAAAAGCGTTGGTACGCTCTTCGACACGAGCATCGACGTAATCATTGAGTTGGGCGAGCTTGCTTTCGGTGTTCTTATTCTCTTCAACAGTCATGGTAATCTCCGTTTAATCTGTGTTTGCCCTGATTGGGCTGAATTAAAATTCTAAATCGTCGAGCCAATCATCCCCTCGGGGGATCTGACTCAATAAATCATCTAAATAGGTTCTCTCTTCTTCAGGCTCAACCACCTGGGGCGCTTCAACCAAGGCTTTCAATGCCTCGATGTCAGCACGCAGGGATTTAAGCGTTTCTTCAGGGCCAAATCTCTGTTTGAATAGCTCCATCTCTTCTCCCTCAAGGTCGAGGGTGCGGCCTAGTACAACGGAATCTTTGTTACCCCCACGGCCCACGATATCGACACCGATAAGGGTGCTCTTCTGAAATAAGATAACGCCTTCAGCGGTGCGCTCAACGTGTTCGGGGTCAATCTGTGCACGGATAGAGACGCTGGACATGAATCCAGCCTTCATCTTGCGCGCCACTACTACAGCGAGAGGATCTTCAGTGTCAAAGGCAAGATCTGCATCAAGGACGGCGACGCCTTCCTCGTCTACACCGCGCTCCATGTTCTCAATCTTAGCGATGCTCAAATTGTCTGCACTGGCGCGGTCATTATGGCCTAGATATACGCCCGGTTCAGTCTCCATCCGGCTCAAGTCCATGCCTTCGACGTTAAAGATTGTGCCGTAGGCGTCAGCAACCTCTCGGGTTACACGTACACGGACGACATTATCAGGCGAATCACGGAGCTCAACGACCTTCGCCAAGCCTCGCGTCTGAATTCTGTTCAGCTTAGGTTCAGTCATACTTTTACTCCTTCAAGCTCAGTGAATAGTTGTTTAAAGTGCCTTGCTTCAGCGAAGACACCGGTTGAACAGTGAATCAATGGTACATCTCTGACGGGTTCTTCTTCATATTGAACTGGAGGCCCTGCACCTAAGGCGTCGCCTCCTTTGACCCGGGGTAGCCCCTGCATCTGCCTCGATTCGTTTAGGGTCATGTGCGAGGGTATGCCCTTGGTGAATAATGCCGCGACCTTAAGCGCGAAGTCCTCATCTTGAGGCACCACATTGTCTGCAGAGATTCTATCCTTCGACCCCAGCATAGGCAGCAGCTTGGTATTGAACTCTGATAGAATCAAATCGACGCGCGGCTTAATAACGTACCGTGAGAAGATGTATTCATCACCTCTGATGCCACTTCGTTCGGCGGTGTCTTGAGCGCCCAACAGAGATTTAGGAATCCCAAATGCCTGGCGTATCGTATCAGCGCTGTAGCTCCTAAGGCTCTCAAGCCCTAGATCTTTGAAGCTCGACGTCAGAGTTTTCAAAT